TAGGTGCGAGCAATAACACTGTTGTGCTTGTCCACACGCTCAGACAGCTTGTCTATCTTGTACTCGATAAGCTTCTGGCTATCATACTGCGCCTGTTGTATCGTTTTCTGGCTATCATACTGCGCCTGCTGCATAGTCTTACGGCTGTTAGATGCTATGACAATCTGACACACTACCGCCGAAGCCGCCGTTATCAGTGCGACTATTATCGCTTCCGTCACTCATCATCACCTGACTTTCTTTTGGCTGACTGCGTGCCGAAATAGAACGATATCACCACAGTAAACACCGTGATGAACTGATCTGCTGAAATCGTGCGGCGCAGTGCCAACACGCAGAACACCGCTGTCAAGAACAGTGTTACAATGGACTTTACATCAATGAGTTTCGCTAACTTCTGCTTCATGGTATACCTCCTTTGTTATCATCTCATACTCCTCAGCCGTGATCCACTTGCCGACGGCGGCGTTTACCATAGCAACCGACCACAAACGGCTGTCATAGTACCTCTTGACCTTGACGTAGTTCTTACTCATCACCGCTCACCTCCAATTCTACACCGTTCAGCATAGCCAGAAAATCGACGTTTGCCTTTATCCTGTCTATCTCGGTGACCTTTGGTTTGCTGAAATTATCTTCCGTCAGCCCTGCGGCTTTCATCATTTTCTTCTGTAGCTCCGTCATGTTGTATCTCCCACTTCTGATAGTTTCACGATATACTCTTCTTCGTTCGGAACAGGTATGCGATAGCTGTCGTTGCTGCTTCTGAACGTGATTGAACCGCCTGCTTCGACCTCAACGTTTCGTAGAAAATCATCAGGTATCAGGTCTGAAATGTCGGTGACGATAGGGGTTTCCAATTCGTAATATAGCATTACGCCCTGCATTGCCTGTTTGAATGCGGTAGCGTCGGTATAGGACGTATCGTTGACATAGATATACCCGTTAACGTTTGATGTAGCTGATATGCCTGTTATACTGGTTTTGCCCCACGATTCATTTTGCGTTTTTGTCGAATATTTTGGGCATATGAAATTTGGTGCAATGCTATAACTTTTTGTCAATTTTTGCCCGGCTAAATGATGTGTTTTAAATGACACAGATTCACCAGCAGTCCACGTCAGCGTTCCTAAATCCACACTACCCACACACTGGTAGTATTTTTTATTTTCATAGTCCACATAGTTTC